CCGCATTGGCCGCCGCATCGGGCGTCGTGGTCATGCTCTCATCCTCTTCGATCGGGGGTTCAATCGCGGCGACAGGGCGGCCCCCATCCGCCTCGCCACGCACTCCTGCCGCCGCATCCACGGGGATGGGGACGACCGAAATTTCAAAGGGCTCCCAATCCACCGCACGGTGGATGGTCTTGCCCGCCGCGTCGGTCTTCTGCTCGTAGCGGAAGACGCGGTAACCGACGCTCACGCTGCGGAGCGTGCCCTCAACGACGCGCTGCCAGATCGGCTCGACATCGTCGGCGCTCGAAAAGCGAAGCGTCGCAAGGCCGCGCCCGCCTTCGAGCCGAGCGTTCTCGACCAAGCCGAGGACGGAGCGCGCGCCCCAGGAATTGTGTGTGTCCAGCACCGGCGCCCGCTCGGCGCGCAGCACGTCCATCCGGACCGCGTTGGGCGACATGTCGAGCTCTTCGATGATCTGGCCGACGCCAGGCACGAAATTCGGTGCCCGCGTGCCGGCCGACCAGATGACCTCGACGCTGCGCATCTCACGGTTGATGCTGATCGGCGCTGAAAGAGCGCGGCGCGCAATCATGGGCGCAGCGGCGCCCTCGGCCGGCGGCACGCCGCCGACGACTGCTTGGTTCTCGGACATAGCTACTCCTGGGGCTGGCGCGCCGGCACGTCAGGCCGGGGCGGCATGGCCGCGCCCGTCGCGGCGATCTCAATCGCGGCCATCTGGCCGGCGTCCTGGGCCACGCCGCTCTTCGCGACGCGGCGCACATCCGTGTCAAGCGCAAGGCCGGCGTCGTCCAGCATGGCGTTGGCTTCGCGGATGGACTGGACGGTCGCGCGGAAGTCGTAGCCGAAGCTGCCCACGGCTTCGGGCTGCGGCACAAAGCCCGCGCGCACCTGCGCCACCAGCGCAGTCGTGTCCTTCAGCGGGTCGATCATCTCGTGCGCGGGCGGGACGAAACCCACGTCAGCCGGCATGTCGGCCGCCCACAGGCCCGCCAGCGCGCCTTGGCGATGAAAGCGTTCGGCGACGGGCCGCACCAGCATTGGGATCAGCATCCCGTGCTGGATTTGCTCGCAGAGCCGCCGGAACTCGATCTTGCCCGCTCGCAGCGACGAGTAATTCGCGGCGGTCAGATCGCCGGCCACCTGATCGTAGGTCAGCCCCGTCCCCACCGCTGCGGCTTCGAGCGCGCGACGCGCGAAGGCAGTGTGCGAGCCGCCGCCCGAAGGGTTGACGACCTCGATGCTGCCGGCCGCATCGCGATGCAGGATCATGCCGGGTTCGAGCGCTTCGACGGCGCGCCCTTCGGCGTCCTTCAGTAGCGACGAAGGGGCGCCCGCAAGAGCGTCCTCGCCATTGCCCGACGAGACGAGCGCGAGGCACGCCTCGACCTTTGCCTTGACGAGCAGCGCCTGCTCATAGTCGCCTAGGTCACGTAGCCGGATCAGCACCGGCGCGAGCCACGACACATCGCGAAGCTGGCCGGGCCGGCGCTTGCGGAAGACGTGCAGGCAGTCGCTCGCCGGGATGAATTCACTCCCGCGCGGCACATTCGGCATCCACCACGTCTGCCCAGGATGCTGGCGGTAGAGCCAGTAGCCGCGCGGCTGGCCGCGCTCCGTGAGCGCGATGCCCTGGACGATAGGCTGGTCGAGAATGAAGCTCTCTCGCGACGTGTCGAGAAAGTCGCTTTCCAGCACCTGGAGCTGAAGCCCAATCGGGTTTGCAGGCGTCGGGCGCGAGACGTAGTAGCGCACGAAAACCTCGCCGCTCTCGACCACCGAGCGCATCACAAGCGCCTGGATGCCGGCAAAGTCGAGCATGCCTTCGGCGTCGCACGCGGTGCTTTCAGCCCACCGGCGAAAAGCATCGGTATGGGCCGCATCAGGCCAGCGCGTGGTTATGCCCGCGCCGACCGCGTTGCCGGCCCAGAGATCCACGATGCGCGCGGCATAAGGGTCGTTGCGGACGGCGTCCCGAGCGCGGCGCGCCACCTCGACGACAGCGCCGCGAACCTCGGTGTTGGCCGAGCCGCCGCCGGGGCGCCAGCCGTGGTTGCTGCGCCAGTCTTTCGCGGCATCGTAGCCGCGGAAGACCTGCCAAGCGCGGCGCAGGCGGTTGATCATGTCAGCCCCTCTGGAAGCGGGCGTAGGTGGCGCTCGGACGCCGCTCCGCGGGGTTCTCCGCGGCATAGAGCGCGACAATGGCCGCGTCGATCTCGGTAAGCGAGCGATACTCAACCGTGCGCCCCTCGAAAGTGACGCGGGTTGTGCCGTTGGTGTAGGCAGCGGCCAGCGCGCGGGCTTCGGTGCCTGGACCTTGCGCGCGCGCCCACGCCAGCGCGGTGGGCGTCACGAAATCACCGGCGCCGGCTTGCCGCGGGCCACGGCGACAGCGCGGTCGGCCGTCAGGGCGCCGCGCGCCACAGCGAGCTGCATCAGACCGGAAAACCTGGGGCTGTCCAGGTTGACCTCGCTCTGCGCGGCGGCAAACAGCGCGGCTTGCGCCAACTCGGGGATGGCAAGCAGCGCAGCGGTTTCGGCGGGCGTGAAGCAGCCCACGAAATCCGCGGCGGAAATGACGCGCGGCCCGGGGGGATCAGCAAGGACAGTGATCGTCGCGGGCTGGTCAGGCAGGGCGCTGTGGATGGCCGGCATCAGTTGCGCCTCCACTGAAAGAGCGGCGACCCCGGAGCGCCGGCGCCAATGGTGGGCGGCGGCATGACGGCCGGCCATGCGTCGGCGTAGAGCAGCGGCGCCGTGACGCGGCCGAGCTGCTGCGTGCCCGCCGCGCCTTGAACACCCACGGCGTTGAGCGAGCCGAGCATGGCCTGGAAGCCGAGGGCGCTGGTTCCGGCGCCGTTGTTGACGGAGGCGGTGCGCGGTTGCGCGGCGCCGTTAAAGCGCGCCACGCCCCAATAGAGGCCGCACGGCAAGCGAAGCGGGCCAGGCAGCAGCAGTTCGAGCGATGCGTTGACCGCCGCGTTCATGTCGTATTCGGTCATGGAGCCGACAAGCAGGTTGGCCGCGCCCAGCGCTTTCCGCCGTGACGTGTAGAGGGCCAGCCGCGCCAGCGTTCCGGCCACGGGCGTGCCCACCTGCATGGCGATGCGCGCCACAGGCGTGGCCACTTCGATCCAGATGGGAAACTGGTAAGCCAGATCAGCGGCGACGGGGTTGGCGGTCTGCGGCTGGCCTGCATTCACGCCATACCAGACTTCATCCTGATATCCTGCGAAAAGCGAGCTCTCTTCGCCGCCTAGGATGTTGCCCGAGCCGAGAACGGCGCTCATGCCACGCCACCGAAGATCAAAATCAAATCGCGATCGGCAGCCTGCGTAATCGGCGCGGCGCCAAAACCAGAACGGCACCGCAGCCAGAGCAGGCCGCGAAGCGCGAGATGCGAAAGCGCGACATGACGGCTCGCCTCGACCGTCGCCACAACCTCAGCGCCCTGCGCGTCAAAGAGATCGAGCCACGAGCCGGCAATAGGGTCTATGGCGCACTGGAAGGTCAGGCCCGCGGCGTCCCAAGCCGCCGGCATGCGGATGGCCGTCAGGGCGGCGTTGTTGATGGAGACCGGCCCCGAAAGCGCCTGCCCGGCGAGGATGCGCGTGGTGACGGTCTGTTGGGGCAAGATCATCGCGGTCGTCCTTCAGCGCAGCCAGCCGCCGCGCGAATTGATCCATTTGCTCGGGCGGGGCGCTTCGCGCGTCGTCGTGGGCTGCGGCGCCGGGCCGTCGGGCGGCGGCAGGGACAGCGCGTCAGCCATCTGATCCCAACGGCTCTCGGCCCATCCATCCATGCCGAGGGCAGCCGTGGCCGCACGCGCATACACCCGGCAGTCGAGAGCCTCGTTCCGCTCGCGCGTCTTCACCCATTCCGCGCGCCGAAAGCCGTTCCGGCCAGCGCGCACTACGAACTGCTCGGCCGTGATCTGCCGACAGAACTCCTCGCCTGCCGCGTGCTCGGGCAGGTGCACGAAGCCCGGCGGGTAAAGGTCGCCGCTCTCCTCGGTGGGGCGTTCAAGGCGCAGCCACCCGTAGGTTTCCGCCTTGAGGAACGAGACGCCGACCGGCCAGACCTTCACGCCCCCGAGCCTTTGCCCGTTGCGCCGGATTTCAGTCGGCGTCGGCTGGCCGATCGCCGCGCGAAGCCCGTCCTGGCCCTTGATGGCGATCGCGCGCACGCCGAAGCCGCGCACGAAGGCATAGACCTCGGCGGTCGTCATGCCGTCGCCGCTGTCGATGGCCGCCCGCGCAATCGGAAGCAGATGCCCGCTTTCGTGGCGCCAGCGCTCTTCCAGCAGCGCCCGAAGATCGGCCCAGACCGCCGCCTCGAATGGGTTCCCGACGAGGATGCGATGCTCGACGAGCCAGGACTGCCGATCGCAGCCCCAACCCCAGACCGACGCTTCGATGCGGTCACGCTGCACGTCCACGCCCGCCGTCAGCAGAAGCGCGCCGGCCGGCGCCGTCGCCGCCGGCCATTCCTCGCGCCGATCATAGAGACGTTGCCAGTCGGGCGCTTCGCCGGCCTCCTGCCACGTCTCGCCGAGGACCGTGTTCTTGAAGGTCTTGATTTCGCGGTCGTTGCCCTGCGCAGCTTCCCATTGCCGCGCCACGTCAGCCCACGAGAACCACCCGACCGGCGAGTAGAGCGCGGAGATGTGGTAGCCGACCGTGGCCGGATCGTCCGCGATGGCAGTCGAACGCCATTCGCCCTCAGCCAGCATCGCCGTCTTGTGCTGCTCGCCGATCGCCTCGTCGCATTCCTCGCAGATGTAGGCGGCGGTCTTCGGGTTGCCCTTCTCCCAGACGAGGCGCTCGAAGCGCAGATGCTGCGCGTGCCGGCAATGCGGGCACGGCACGAAGAAGCGCCGCTGGTCGCTCGCCTGATACTCGCGCTCGATGCGCGAAAGCCCTGCGATGGTGGGCGTCGAGACGAGATAGGTCTTGCGTCGGATGCCGAATGTGCGTGCGCGAGCCTCCGCCAGCGCGACGGGATCGCCCTCCTCCTCGACGTCACCCGGATAGGCGTCGATCTCGTCCATGAAGAGGAAGCGGGCCGACATGGATCGCAAGCCGACCGCGCTGTTGGCGCCCGTCATCACGAGAACGCCGCCGGGGAACTCCTTCGAGAGTTGGCGGTTGCCGCTGTCGCGGGAACGGGCCGGCGCGACGCGCTCGCGCAGCGCGGGCGTCTCTTCCAGAAGCGGGTCAATGCGCTGGTCGGAGAAGCGCTTCGCCGTCTCAGTCGTGGGTTGCACCGCGAGCATCGGCCCCGGCGCGTGGTGGATGACGTAGCCGATCCAGTTGTTGCCGCACTCCGTGCCGCCGATCTGCGCGCCCTTCATGAAGATGACGCGGCGCGCCGGGTGCATGGGCGAGAGCGCGTCCATGATCTCGCGCAGATACGGTGTGCGCTCGGTGCGCCAGCGGCCGGCTTCCGCCGAGCCGCGCGTGCCGAGGACACGATGCCGGTCAGCCCATTCTGACACCGTGAACAGCGGCTCCGGCCGCAGACCTTCCCGCCAGGCGTCCACGATGGCGTCGGCGCCAGCGAAGTCGTCAGCCTCGGCGTTCACAGGAGCGCTTCCTCGTGCGCGCGCTCGGCAAGATGCGCGCGGAGATGCTCGTCGAGCAGGGTTTGGAGGCGATGGGCATCCACGCCGAGTTCCGCGGCAAACACGGCCGCGGCGCGTGCCGGCCAGTTCAGGATGGCCTCACGTTCCTCCTGAGCGAGGCGTCGAACCAACGCCTTGGCCTTCGTGCGGTCGATCAGCTTGCCCTTCGCCGCGTCGAGCTTGACCTTTCGTTCCTCGACCTTGAGCGCAAGCTCGGCCTGCTGAAGGCGGTGGATCGTTGGCCCGGCCTCCGGCACCGGAGCCGGACGTGAGGGGGCTTCTGCGGCCGGGGAAGGCGCCGGCTGCGGCGTTGCTGGAACGGCCCGCGCGATCGGCGGGGCGCGACGCTCTTCGCGCCAGTCGCGTAGCCCGGTGTCGAAGTCGATCAGTCCATCGTCACGTTGCCGAATGCGGCCAGAACGGATGGCGTTCTGCACCGCCTGTCGCGTGACGCCCACGGCACGTGCGAAAGCCGAAATGCTCCCCGCGCCGCCATGCTCACTGACCATCCCCGACATGGTGTTTCAGCAGTCCCCTCCGGCCCTGCGTCTCGGGCTGTTGGTCCGCAGCGCGCCGCATGGAGCGGCGCGGAAGGAGGACCGAATGAAGCTTTCCGACACCCAGACGATGCTTCTCTCGAAGGCATCGCAGCACCCGCAGGGCCTCGTGGCCCCGCCCACCTGCCCGCCTGCTCCGCGCGTGCAGATCGCGCGGAAGCTGCGCGAAGAAGGCTTGATCGAGTTCGTCGATCTTGCGCCCGGCGAGCACCCCAGCTTCGCGTGGGGGCGCGACACCGATGGCAAGGCGTATGCCTTCCGCATCACCGCCGCCGGGCTGCGCGCGATCGGCGTCGATCCGGAGGACAGCACCGCCGCCGATGATGCCGTCCAGCACCACACGCCCGAACAGACCGAAGCGCCCGGGCCATTGGAAGCCGCGGCCGAAGCGGTGATCGGCGAGACCGCGGTGGGCGATCCGCAGGAAGCACCCGTGCCCGCCACCCCGGCCGACAAGCGTGCCGCCGAGCGCGAAGCGAAGCGTGCGGCGCGGGCCGCCGATCTCAAGAAGCGCGAAGCCGAGGGCGAAGCGGAAGCGTCCGCGGATGCCGCGCCGCGGAAGCGGAAGGCGCAGGCCGAGGCCGAAGCGGCGGCGGATCGTGGCGAGCTTCCCGAACCGCCGGACTTCACCGCCGCGACCCATGCGCCCTACCGGAAGCGTCTCGAGAAGCTCGTCGAGATGGCGAAGGCGGGCGATGCCGGTGGGCTTCGCGGCGTGGTGATCAATCCGACCTCGACCAGCCCGCGCGCCCTGATCCGCTACCGCGATCTCTGCGTCCGCGCCATCGAGGCGAAGGCGAAGGAGGCCGCGTGATCCGGCGCGGCGCCGCCATGGTGCAGGACCATGGCGGCCCGCTCTCTGAGCAACTCCTCCGGCCTAAGTCTCATGGCTCTGTCTCCGAACCGGCGGGGCGATGGGCGCCCAGCCAGGAAGCGAAAGCCGAAGCGATGACCGACCACTTCGAGATCACCATCCAGCAGACCAAGGCCGGTTGGCATTGGGCGGTGGCAACCCTGCCGGCCGATGGCAGCGCCGGCAAGATCA